TGCAGCATGTTCTCCTGATGGCGCGGAATCCGGGAAGTGCCATTGCGGGCTTCAATAGCGTTGGCGCCGTAGACTTCGTGGCCGAGACGGCCGATGTCATTCATCGCTTCGAGAAAATCAGGGTTCAGGAATTCGTATTGGGCCATTGGGTCAACCCTTTCGCCTTCGGATCAGGCTTGATTCGTTCCCCGCATTTGCTGCATCGGGCTTCACGATCCTCGAAATCGAACAGAATGCGCTCGCCCACGTCGATATTACGGGTACAGGAAACGCACTCTGAATCGAATTTGGCAGTTATCCAGTTCATCTCGCTCATGGCTTTCCCGCAAGATCAGCGTAGTACGCTTCCATCATGCAATTGAAAGCCGCTGCCGCCAGTTGATGAACGTCGTCGTGAAAGTAGTCGTGCTTGACGTGACTGAGATACATCGAGAAGTGCTCCCTGGAATGATCGGCAAGGGCTTGCGGCATCACTCTCACATCGCGCTCACGATCTCCAATGAGTGATTTGTGTTGGAAACTCTTCTCTTTGTACTTCTCAAAGCCGTAGCGCCCAATATCATCCATCGCTTGCAGGAAAGCAGGGAGCAAATGTTCATATGCTCTTTTGGGCTCTGGTGTCTGAACCTCTTCAAACTCAATTCCGGCTTCTGCCAGCAACCCCTGAGCTAAGATCCAATCGGCTTCCCATTTGCTTGGCTTCTTCCCGGCGCAAAACACAACCCGATACACGCCGGCCTGAATGAGCAACGAAGCGCACTGCGCACACGGAGGCAGTGTGATATACGCTATACTCCCTTTGAGCGCATGACCATTTCGAGCCGCAGCAGACACAGCATTCGCCTCCGCATGCACCACAATCTTTAACTTCGTCTCACGATCGTGCAGTCTCTCGTTGTCAGAAACTCCACGGGGGAAACCATTGAATCCACCTGCAAGTTGATTGTGATCGTCGTCAGTAATGATACATCCGACTTGCGTAGACGGATCTTTCGACCAGGACGCAACCAGAGCCGCTGCATCAATAAACTTCCTATCCCAATTGTTCATTTGTTTATCCTTTCCGATAACGTTGTCCGTGCCAACCTTCCGCGGCCAGTGGTAATCCTTTTGCCCAAAGAGGAGTCTCTGACATGATCGCTTCCATTCGTTCAAGCGCGTAAGTTGCACGAAATTTCTTCACCTCAACTACGGCTTCATCGTGGACATGAAAAATTATTTCTATCCCCTCAGCTTCAATAAACCGCATCGCATCTGCCAGCAGGTCTCGTGCAATCGCCTGCGTTATGTTCTCAGCCAACGATCCACCGTAGGTTGAAACTCGCTGCCATTTACCTTTTGCATTGGGGTCAGGCAAAATCTTTAACTTTTTCTTTTGGGTCATGTCGACCACAGTCATGAAGGTGAGTTGCTCTTTCTCTTCACCCCACGGAGTCATGACCATCCGCAATTCGGGGTAGGGGTAGCAGAGAGCACGACCAGAGGGCAAGAGAGCCCACAGGAAGGAACCCGACTTGCGAAACTTCACGGCACGACCTACGGGGCCAGCGTAGTGTACGCCTCCGGAACGCATGGCCCCAAGGACTGCTTCTTCCAGATCGTACCAATACCGAACGATATGCTGGTTAGCAGCGCGCCAGGCTTTCTTGATCTCCTCAGCTTCCTCATTGGAGACGTGGACATTGTAATTCCGAGCCATCGATTGAAAGGCTCCTAATCCCCCTTGGTATCCTAAAGCCAAAACGCTCACTTTTCCGCGTAATCTCTGATCCTTCGTTACCTCGTCCAAAGATACGTGATAGATGCCTGCGGCAGCATGCTCGTATATCTTTCCATGGGTACGGAAAATTTCAAGAATCGATTCTTGACCAGCCAACCATGCGAGAACGCGCGCTTCAATCGCAGAGAAATCACAAGCGACTAATTCATTCCCTTCGGCAGCAATCAACATACCTCGAAGACAATCGGATATTGCGTCCATTGCAGGGCCGTAAAATAAATCAAGTCTCGCTTTGTCGTCAAGTATCGAGAACATCACTTCGACGTCTTTGTAAGTGATCCCTGATCTGCCCCGAAAGAAATTTTGGGGCTGAACTCCACGCCCTCCCCATCGGCCTGTAGACGCAGCGTGAAACTGATGCATATTACGGAGTCGTCCATCTTCGGAAGCCTTCTCTCGCATAGCAACCAGTTTTGCTGTACCACTCTTAGCGGCCTCTTGGCGTAGTTCGAGAGCGCGGCGAACTGCCGGAGGAAGCGAGATGCCCGGCGGTATGACCTCAATTGCTTGTCCGAATTCGTTTTCAATGACCTGGTACTCGTCCGTCGCAGCCAGCACGTTCAGCACATCGGCCTTGGCCAGGCCGTCCATCTCGACGCCCTGGGACTTGATCCACTTGCCGAGCATCTGCACTTCGTTGCAAGAGCCGACCACGCCGCCGGTGACTTGGAGCATCTCGCCGTTCAGCCGTTTCTGCTCGGCCTCGACAATCGTGATCGCTTTCTCGATAGACGGCAGGTCGCATAGCACGCCGCGGTTGTTGATCTTGTGGTCCAGTTCCCACAAGGCGCATTCGGACGGGCTGAGTTCCATCAGGCGGTCGAGGCACGCCAACTCAGTCCGCACATCCTGCCGATTGTACTCGTACATTTTGAAGTACTTGTCGAGGGAATCCGCGTCCCGGCGCCACATTGTTCCGTCTTTCTTCGGCTTGCTCAATTGCAGCATGATCCGGTGGCCTTCAGCGTCCTTGCGCTGATCGACTCCCAGGGCCGGTGCAGCGTCCTCCAGAGCGCCGGGCAACGCCATGGCGTAAGCCCGGACCATCGAGCAGCGAACTTGTCCAATAGGGAGAGGCGGCCAGCCATACTTGGGAAAACAGCAGAGATTCCAGATCGACCACTCGAAGGCAGCGTTCCAAGCGGTAATGATGCCACCCTGAGCGATGTGGATTTTGAGATCCTCGGGGAAGGGCTCGCCTTCGACCCAGGTTTTGATGTGATCGGGATCGGGACCGTAAGAGAGGCAGTGCGCGCCGGTGCTCGGATCGGTCGCGTAGTTGTGCAAGCCCGATTTCTTCAGGTCTACTTCGGAAAAACTCTCAAAATCCGCGCCAATTGAGGGCATGGAAAATTCTTTCTCAGTCGAAGATGGTCAGCGCTCTGATCTTTCTTTCAACCGTAACAATCGTGTCATTGTGCGCACCGCCATGAGGAACAAGTAAAATTTCCAACAAATCATAGCCACGCTTAATTCCAAAGCCTAACGAATTCCATCCGCAACAGATAGCGATCCCGCCCGGTTTAAGCATTCTGTCCAAACCATCTTTAACCCTTTTGTAAAGCCGTCCATTTTGTGTTTCTTCAGTGCTGCACTGACGCCCTGTTTGCTGATATACCTCAGAAATCTGGCGCGGACTATATGGAGGATCAAAAAGTACAGCGTCAGCGACTACATTCTGAGTTTCTACGAATTCTTCTGCGAGCATGTGAAACCGAGCGGAAGTTTTAGGATTTAGGTCGTTGGTGAAATTAGCTCGATTGCTATTGTGAGCAAATGGATCAACAATCACAACGCCGTCAGATACTACCGGTAGCCATCGGTCCAGCAATTTAGATACAGGTGAAAGAGAAAATGTCTCGCTGTTCGGCATCGAAAATTCGCGACTGAAGTTAGTCAATTTTTAGCCTCGCCAACAACAAAAAAGGCGGGGGCCAAATGCTCCTGGCCCCCTGCTCGCAAAGTGAAATCAGCCGAAGATACTGGTTGCGGTCTTGCCGCCGCCTGAATCGGTCGGCACATCCACGGGCTCGAATGCCTTGGACGCGGGAATGCGGCCGTTGCCGAGGGGATCGTCGTCTTTGGTCTTCTGCACATTCTGCAGGCCGAAGCTGACGCCCTTGTTGCCGGCCTTCTCGTAGGCGAAAGCGCGGACCTGGGCGCGATACCAGGCGCCGGAGTACACGTCGCTGTCGTCGATGATGTCCTGGAGTTTCGAGTCCACGATGCCGGGCCGGCGGTCTTCGTTGGCGCTGAACGACATGATGACCCAATCGTCGCCGATGCCAACGATCGGAGCCTCAAGTTCCTCGTTCAAGCGAAACGGAGAACGCAGGGTCTTCGGGATCTTGTCCCCCCACTTCTCCCTGGCCACAGCCTCAGCTTCCTTCTTGAGCGGGTCCAGTTTAGCGGTCGGAGGAAACGCAGCGCGGATACTGTACTTGGGTTTGCTGACGGAGCCGTCAGCGTTCTGCATGCTTGTGGCTTTGAAGACGCTGATGAAAGCGGCGCGGAATTCCGGTGTAATCAGATTGTCCATTTGGTGCTCTCCTTGGTGCTGTGGTTTGTCGGTTGTGGTTGTCGGATATTGGCTGGGGAGCGCGGTGCCCGTGGCCTTACGAAGTAAGTTGGTTAGTCCTTGATGAACTTACGATTGAAAGGGCACGAAAGCTGCACTTCCAAAATTTGAACCGAGTCATCAGTGATCCGAATCTCAGTGTGAGGGTGAAAGTTCTCATTCAGCCACTTCACGAAAGGAGTGGCGATTTGTTTCAGCTCTGCTAGCTTTAGATCGGTCGGCATCAGTCCTTCCTTCTTTCCAGCGACAAAGCGATGTGGAGAACGCCCGCCGCTATGAATCCCAGCACAAATTCAATCATAATAACGCCTCCGTCAGTCCAAAATGCTAACTCCGGCCACGATAGCCGGGGCTTCTATGTCTGCAAAAGCCGCCTTG